AAAGATTCTGCTACTGCTTCTGCTTTAACTAATACAACAATAGCTGGTCATACTCATAATTTAACTATTCCTATGCAAGTATTTCAGTACATTATTAAAACGTAGTTTTAATATGGCTGATAGTACGCGTGAACTAGATCATATTAAAGAGGATATTCGTGTTTTACATGAGCGGTCTCAAGATAATAAATTGAAACTTGCGGCTCATGAAGCTTCATGTGATGAACGTTATAATAGTATATTAACAATGTTAGAAAATGCTCATATACAACAAGATGAAATACATAAAGAGATACATAGATTAAGTGATCTTGCTACTCAAGGAAAAACTTCTCTTAAGACTTTATTATGGGTAGGAAGTATCGTGGCCGGAGCGGCTACACTTATTTATACTTTATTTACTATTCTCCCTAAATGAAAACTCCATTTTTTAAACTTAAAATCCAAAAACTTTTAGATAAGCTTCCTATACCTATTACGTTTAATGAGGCTCAATGGACAATTGTAGAAGGTCTTGATAAAAATCGTTTTTGGGTTCAAGTATCTGCACGTCGTACAGGTAAATCATATGCAGCATCTGTTTTAGCTTTTTCTAAACTTCTTGAACCAGGACAAAATATTATGGTTGTTGCTCCTAATTTTTCTCTTTCATCTGTAATATGGGACTATGTAACAGATTTAATTAAAAATCTTGGTATTGAAGTTGACAAATTTAATCAAAAAGATAGAGTAGTAAAACTTATTAATGGTTCTGTATTTAGGCTTTTATCAGCTAATAATAGAGATTCATTACTTGGACGTGCGGCTAATTTATTGATAGTAGATGAAGCAGCAGTAATTCCTAATGATGAATATTTTATTCGTGATTTACGTCCTGCACTTTCTACATTTAAAGATTCTCGATGTTTATGGATAAGTACTCCAAGAGGAAAAGGCAATTATCTCTATAATTATTTTTTACGAGGAGGTGACCCTGAATTTCCAGAATGGGGTAGTAGCCTTTCCACTTGGAGAGCAAATCCTTTACTTTCTGAACAAGATGTAGGTGAAGCTCGAAAAGCTATGTCGCGTGCTATGTTTGCACAAGAATATGAATGTGAATGGACAACTACAGAAGATCAAATTTATGAATCTTTAGATGAAGATAAACATATAGGTGATTATATAGGTGAACGGTTTACAGAGGTTATAGCAGGATTAGATGTAGGATATCGTGATGAAAATGTGTTTGTTGTAATTGGAACAAATGGTAGACAGTATTGGGTACTTGATGAATTTATTTCTAAAGAGTCAACTACTTCAGAATTAGCAACTCATGTTAAAGATAAAATTGATGAATGGAATATAGATAATATTTATATTGATTCCGCTGCCCAACAAGTAAAAGCAGATTTTGCATATGATTATGATATTTATTGTGAGAACGCAATTAAATCAGTAAATGATGGTATTGCAGCTTTACAAGTTTTAATTGAAAAAGATAATCTTTATTTTGATACGGAGGGTGGTGCACATACTTATTCGGCAATGTCTTCTTATAAATGGAACCCTAATACAGAAAAACCAAAACCTATTCATGATTGGTGTTCTCATCCATGTGATGCAATGCGTTATGCGATATATTCCCATCAAAAGATGAGTAATATTTCTGTTTATGCTTAGAATAATAATTCTTAATTATTCTGTTTATGCTTAGAATAATAATTCTTAATTATAAACGACCTGAGAATGTAAAAAAAATAGTTTTTTCTTTGAAAAAATATTTTCCAAAAATTACGGTAATTAATAATAACCCTACATATAAATTACCTTACTTGGATGGTGAAATAGATATTATAAATAATGAAAAAAACTATTATTGTATGGAAAGATGGATTCGAGCATATGAATATCCAGAAGATTATAAATTAATTTTAGATGATGATATTTTACCTAGTCCTACATTAATTAAGAATATGCTAAAATCTAAATTACCTTTTACAGGAATTTATGGTAAACGGGGAGTTTCTAACGCAACAAATTATTTAGAGTTAGAAGATGTTTGGAAATCTGAAGAAGTTGATTTTATTGTTGGATGTTGCATTTTAGTAAAACAATCGTTATTAAATGAAATTGAATCAAGTCTTCAAAAAATAGGTTATCCTGAACGAGGTGATGATATTATTGTTAGTTATTTAGTAAAACGTAAAATGGAAGCCCCTTTAAAATTAGTTTCAGGTAAGTTTATGTTTTTACCAGAAGGAGATGTAGGATTAAATAAACATCAAGATCATTTTTCTATGAGATGGAATGTGGTACAAAAATTTAAAAATATTGGTTGGACAGACTAATATAAAGTAGTTAATATACTTATAGTAAAATATATTAAAAGGAAAAAACTTTGGCTGATACAAATCAAACATCTAGATGGCGCGAGTGGTTAAGTCAAAAATTAAATCCCATTCAGCCAACTATTGCGTCAATGCATCCATACGTCGTTCCTGAAACGATTGTAGAGTTTGAACAGGCTTATCGTGAGATAGAGATAGTACATCGTTCTATTGATATGGTAATCAATGCTTGTGTTGATACTCCTCTTAAAGTATGTGGTAAAACCCCTGCTAAAAAAGTTAACAGACTTTTAAATGTACGACCTAATCCTTTTGAGGATCGGAATAGATTTTGGAGTTTCTATTACGATGGTAATGATTTATATTTACTACCAGCAAATAATGTTGAAGTTGTTCCTGACCCAAAAACTTTTATAAGTCATTATGATTATATGGTTGCTGATCAACAAGGCACAGACTTTTTTGGTTATAATAAAGAAACAAGAAGAAATACGAATATTCGTTTTGAGGCAAATGAAGTTATTCAAGTAATGAATGAAAATACGAGTAGTATTTTTCGTGGAACAAGCAAACTTAAACCTTTAATACGTTTAATTGAGCTTTATTATTATATGATTAATTTTCAGCGACAGTTTTTTAAAAATAATGCAATTCCAGGATTTGTATTAACAACTGAAAATATTTTAAGTAAACGTGTAAAAGAAAGATTATTAGAATCCTGGAGAAATTCTTACACAACAATATTTGATAACGCTAGGCACCCGGCTATTTTAGATGGTGGATTAAAAATAGATCAGTTTTCGCAAGTTAAGTTTAGTGAACTTGATTTTGAAAGCTCAGTTGAAAGACTTCAACAGGATATGGCAAAATCGTTAGGTGTACCATATGTTCTGTTAAAAAGTGGGAATAACGCTAATATAGATGCTAATCAAAAGTTATTTTATCAGCATACTATAATTCCTATTTTAAATCAATTTTGTAGTGCGTTTAGTTTATATTTTAATAATGCAGTTGAAATAACACCAGATAAACTAGAGGTTCCAGCAATGAGACCCGATGAACGAACACAAAGTATTTATTATTCAACACTTGTTAACACAGGAATTATAACTCCTAATGAAGCGCGTGTTGGATTAGGCTTTCCATCAATTGATGGTGAAGATGGCATAAGAGTACCGCAAAATATAACTGGCAGTGCAACTGATGCTACACAAGGGGGCAGGCCTCCTACTGAAGAGTCTGAAACTCAAGTCGAAGAAGGGACAAGCGATGAAGGATAAAATGTTTTATCTTACTAGCAATATAGAAAAGGCTTCTCGTAGTTCAAAAAGTGATAAGTTTAATATTGCTGGTTATGCAAACACAACTACTAAAGATCGTGCAGGTGATATTATTACTTCACAAGCATGGGCTAAAGGTGTTGACAACTTCAGGCGCAATCCGGTCCTTCTTTACCAACATAAACATGATTGTCCAATTGGTAAAGTTAATAAGATTACCGTAGACAAAAAAGGAATTTTTGTCAATGCTGCTGTAAGTGATGCAGCAGAAACTCAACACGGTATTCAGACCCTAATAAAGGACGGCGCTCTCAAGAGCTTTAGTGTCGGCTTTAAAGTTAAAGATGGAAAATATAATCGAGAAGACGATTCGATGTATATTACCGACGTCGAATTACTAGAAGTATCTGTTGTAAGTGTTCCTTGCAATCAAGATTCACTTTTTAGTATTCGTAAAAGTTTTGAGACAGACGGAGACTATGCAACTTTTGTAGAGTCTTTTAAGTCTGAAGATGAAACAACGAAGGATGAAAAAGCAGCTAAAATAAAAGCTGGAATAACTGATCTTACAGAAGGTCATTATCATACTGTAGAAACCGATAAAACAGGTAATGGAGTTACTACTTATGCTTCTCATATGGCAAGTCACGCCCATAAAATAGAAGATAGCATTCTTTTACCTTTTGAAGGCCCCTCTATGCCTTTACATACTCATGATATTACAATGAGTGGTGTTCCAGTAGTAGATTTATCTATAGAAGATAATGATGATATAGAAATTAGTCAGAGACCACTTTCACCTTCGGAAGAAGAAGCTGTTCAACAGAGCGGCAAATCTGAATCTGAAGAAGATGTATCAACTGAATCTCAACCAGAAGTTAAGGAAGAGGTTAAAGAAGATATTGTAACTACTACAGAAGAGATTTTAGAAATTGAAGATAAAGAAGATGAAGATGAGGACGAAGAGATTGAACTTGATCCCAATAGTCCTATTCCTTTTCTTAATCTGTTATCTGCTGAGACAGCAGAAATTCAAAATGGTGACTTTATTAAGTATGAAGGCAGTCGTTATAAAATTGCTAAAATTGCGACTGCCCAAAGTCCCACTTTTAAACTTTTAGAGGTTGACGTAGAAGGAAAAGATTGTGATAATAGTCTTGATGTAGACGCTGATGAAATTTTTGTCGCAAATACATGGGACATAGGTTCAAAATATGATTTAATAATTAATCAAGTAGAAAATATTTTAAGTGATAGTATTAATGAAGAATTTTCTAAGTATGTCAATGCTTCCGAAGCAGAGCTTTATAGATTTAAAGAATCCTATAAGCTTACTTCTCAAGAGCAAGAAAAGTTAAATACATTAATTAATATAAAAACTGCGCCATCATCAGAATGGAATGAAACAAAACAAAAGATTGCTAATTATTATATTAGTAAAGTTAAAGCTCTATTAGAGCTAACAAACGGTGAGGCAACAGAAGATTCAAATATCAGTCTGGCTCTCAAGCTTCACGGATACTTTAAAAAGGAGAACGACAAAATGGCAGAACAAGTCGTAGATACAATTGATCTAACTAGCGCAGGCTCACAGTCTGAAGAGGCTAAGATCGAAGCGGCTGAAGAAGTAATCGAAGAGAAAGCTGCTCCAGTTGCACAAGTGTCTGAACCAGAAGTAGCCAAACTGGTCGAAGAGACCGGGAAGGCCATTATGGAGGAGTCGGACGCTACAGAAACTAAAAATTATGCTCCTCGCGAAAGCGATGAGCTTGCAGAGCTTAAATCTCAGATTTCAAAATATAAAGATGAGGTTACTGCTCTCACACAAACTAAAATGGTTTACCAAGAGAACCAGCGTAATAGTTCACAGTTCACAGAGAAAGAGATGGCTAATGCTTTTCTTCTTGCTCATTGTATGAATAAGCGTGATCCTTTTGACACTCGTATGGGTGCCAAAATGAAAGCTATTACTACTGTTGATCAGTTCCTCAGTAATTTCTCTAGTAATATTTATACGGAAATGGAGCAACAGCTTGTTATCGCTCCGATGTTTACTCGTATCGCAGTAGATGCTCGTAACTTCCGTGTTCCTGTTGCTGACGAAGATACTGATGGTGATGTTGCACAGTTCGCATCAGGAACTTTT